TAAATCTTTATGAATTAGAAATGGATTATGTTATTAAGACTAATCACAACGGAGAAAGAGCTTTAGACGAAATGTACAAAGATGTCAGTCGTATTGAAACTATTTTGTTTAACAATTCTAATGGTGGAGATATTCCTTATTTTTACGCAGGAATGCCAACCATAGATCACAATATAGACACAGAAATATCGAATGTTCATATATCAAGAATTACCGTTCCAGTCCTATATGAAGAGGTTCACGAACGCTATGTAAGGTTTATAACATCGAATGATAATTTCTTTGTTCTTTCCGATGGTTCTTTTTATATTGTAAGGAGTTAATTATGGCAAAAAAATACAAAAAGAAAGACGCTATACTTCCAAGAGGTAAAAATTATCTTGGTTTAGATTGGGCAGATTGGGTTTCATTAAAGAATGGTAAAACCGTAGAACTAGAAAATTTGCCAAAAGAAGCGAAAGATTATTTAGAAGAAATTAAACCAAAAATTAAAAAAGAAGAGGTAAAGTAAAATGGCAACATTAGCAGAAGGATTTAGTCCAAAACAGTTTCAACTAGCTATTGCAGCAGAACAAGATGGAATAGGGGCAGGAGAATCAACCGTAGCAGATTATAAATTTATCAATATTGATTCTATTGAAATGCCTTCATTAAATCCACAACAAGTTTTAGATGTAAGACACGGAGTTGGAAGAACATTAAAAGAAACTGATATGTTTCTTTCTAACAAACTTACTGTAAAAGAAATTAGTTTTTCTGGTGTTGCAGATGCTACAATTATTCCAATATTATTAAGCAATATTACTGGCGATGCTTCTTCTTCTTACGATATTGCGTGGAATTATCCAGGAATTGATTTACAAGATGGAGATGCAGTTACAGATAATACAAAAACTCTTGCAGTAGTTGTTATTACACCAGAAGCTGCTCAACAACAATATTTTAAAGGTTGTGTTTTAACTTCATTAACAATTAGTGGAGATGTTGCAGATGAATCTGGTAGATTAAAAATCTCAGGAACATTTAAATCTGGACACGTTCCAGCTTTAAATGATACTTCTATTGTACCAACTCACGATAGATCATCTTTCAATACAAATTATTTTATGACTGATTATGCTTCTGGAGAAACAGGAGCAACTACTCGTCCATTTGGTTTATCAGACGATCCAGTATTAAAATCGTTTAGTTTAACTATTGAAAATGATGCAGTATTTAGTGGATATGACTCTACTGGTAATTATCAACAAATCCATAGAGCAATTCCAGAAGTATCAGTAACATTCGATGCAGTTGTTAAATATGATGCAACCACAGACAATTTAATTCAAACATTTGAAAATCAATCTACTAGCACTCTTGCTACAACCTTAACAGCAAAAGATTTAGCTACTAGAAACATTGATATTTCAATACCAAAATCAATATTAACTGATGTTAGCTTCTCAGAAGAAGATGCAATGTTTTTATCAGTAAGTTCTAAAGCAGTTGCTGGAACAAGTGGTAATCTCGTATCAATAACAGTTGAATAAACAAAAGGATAAATAATGTCTAAGAAAATCACACTCAAGAGTGGCAAGAAAGCTACACTTATAGAAATGTCTGTTGACGCTTTTGATCAATGTATGGATTCAATCCAATTTGAAGAAGTAAATGGACAATCAATCATTAAAAATCAATTTGCATTAAGTACACAATGGATTAGAAGTGGTGTAGAAAATGCTGATGATAAATTTATTAAATCATTGTCAATAGAAGATAGAGCTGAACTCCAAGTACAAATACAGGAGTACAATAGCTTGGGGGAATAGAATCCCTCTCACTTGAATTAAATCTTTTAATAGATGATTGGTGTGAGGGTTGTCAATATTCTACCTTTCCTTATAAAGCTAAATTACCTCTCAAGAATAATACCAGCGTTCACACCTTTACATCTATGGAAGATATTTGGTATGTTATTGGTTTATTAAAAGAAGAACTAAAACAACATAACAAAGTTTCAAAAAGAAAGTTTACTTTACATCAAACTATTCAATCTCATTTACCATTTTTTGCTTGTCAAAATCATTTTTTAGATAAAAAATTACAGAGTGATATACAAAGATATATCTATTGTAAGAGAATGAAAGTTTCTCCTTATCCAGGATCATACGGAAATCAACCAAAAAAATGGATTGATAAGTGTAATATTATAGAAAAAATGTTAAATTATATTCAATCAAAACAATTAAAAAACACAGAAAATGGCTGAAACAGATTTAAAAGTACAGATACGGTTTGAAGCAACAGGAGATAAAGAACTTGCAAAAGCGTTTACTGCTGCTGCTAATGCTCAAAAAAAATTAGATGACACAACTAAAAAATTAGCTGCTGCACAAAGACAATTAGGAAAAAGAACAGGATTTCTTAATACAAATTTTACAAGACTTACAAAAACTGCTGGTGGATTAAGATTCAATCTTGCAACACTTCGAAGTCAATTATTGATTGTTGCGTTCGGTTTTAATTTTCTTGATAGAACTATTGGTAAGGGAATACGAGCATTTGTTACTCAACAACAAGCTATTGCTAAACTTAATTCTACATTAATCTCTACTGGTAATTCTGCACAAGTATCATCAAGAGAATTGCAAGGACTAGCAACTCGATTACAAAAATTAACAGGAATAGGCGATGAAACTATTCTTTCAATGCAAGGTGTTTTATTAACCTTTACTCAAATTAAAGGACAAGTATTTAAAGACGCTACAAAAGCTATTCTGAACATTTCTGTTGCGTTAGGACAAGATTTACAACAAACTGCTATTCAAGTTGGTAAAGCATTAAATGATCCAATTTTAGGAGTATCTGCACTTTCAAGAGTTGGTATTCAATTTACTGACAGACAAAAGGCAATGATTAAGCAATTAGCAAAAACAAATCAAGTTGCAAAAGCTCAGGGTATTATTTTAAAAGAATTAGAATTGCAATTTGGTGGAACTGCTGAAGGAATTGATGGAACAGCGTTAGCAATTAATAGATTAAGTTCTGCTTTTGGTGATTTAGTAGAAAGTGGTGGTGGTTTCTTAGCTCCTCTTTTAGAAAAAATATTAAATTTATCAACAAAAGTTATAGAAAATCTAAACGATACTCCTGATGTTAAGTTTAATGAATTTCTTGCTGAATTAGATAATAGCTCAAAACAAGCAATAGCAACTTTTAAATTATTATCACAAACAACAGGAGATTTACCAGTTGATGTTATTGAGAAACCTTTTGAAGCAATCGATAAATTGCGACAACAAATAAGAGAATTACAAACAGAAGTTCCAGAGTTTACTTTTTTTGATGATATAGTTTCAATGTTTGGAGAAGGACAAGATATTGAAGGAATATTAAAAGAAAGAGGATTTTTTGGTGTTGAAGGACTTTCTCCAAAAAATCTTACTAAGGGAATAGAAAAATTTTTAAAAGATGCAAAAGCTCCAGCAGTTACAGAGATGAGAAAAGCATTACAAGAAATAATTAAAGATGGAGTTCTTACTAAAGAAGAATTTGAGTCTGCATTCACAACTGATTTTAATGATAGAATAAAGTCTGTTAAAGATATTTTTTTACAAGCAATTCAAATGAATATGCAAACTAAAGGATTAGTGGGAATTTCACCTTTTGCAGATATTATGCAACAGATTTTTGGTGGAGAAATACTTTTTTCAGAACAAGATGCAGCTATTCAAAAATTACAAGAATTAATTAAAGCAATTCAAGAATATGCAATAGAAGCAGGAAAGAGTGAAGAAAAGTCATTATCATTCTTAGAGAGAATGTCAGAATTTAAAAAAGAAAATGAAGATGCTATTAAAGGTTTTGATGATATGGCTAATTCTCTAATGGCATTTACAAAAAATAATAAAGAGATGACAATTTCATTGTTAAAACTAAGAAGAGCATTGGCTATTGGTAATACTATTCTTGCATTTACAGAGTTTTTATCACAACGTATGTACGGAAAAGCATTTAGTGCCTTAGCAGCAGGTATGCAACAGGTTGCACAGATAAAGTCACAATTAGATGCAGCAAGAGAAGCTGCTGTTGGTGCTGATTTTATTACTCAAGGTAGACAAATGTTAGTGGTTGGTGATAATGCTACTGGTAGAGAAAGAGTTCAAGTAACTCCTCTTGGTAATGGTGGTGGAACTGATGCAAAGAATAGTTCAGTCACTATCAATCTAAATGGAAACATTCTTGGAACAGACGAATTTGTAAGAGACACTCTAATCCCTCAAATTGAAAATGCGATGGGGAGAAATCTTGCATAATGGCATTAACACTTCCAGCAAATTATATCTCGGCTCTCGGACAGGGATTTCAGGAATCTTGGTTAGTTG